GACGGCATACGAGATAGGCTCCGGTCTCGTGGGCTCGGAGATGTGTATAAGAGACAGCTATTATCCCCCCGTTCCTCCTCCTTCTCCTGAGAGAATGTGAGTGTTTTGGAGGAGAAGAAGGCTTCTACCGGTAGACTTCCGGTAGAAGTACAGGAAGGACGTGACGCTGTGACCCGAGAGGATACGGACAATCTGTTCAAATTGCTGGCCATCTTCCGCCCAAACGACCCCCGTGCCGAGGATACAACGCTGAAATCGGCCTGGGCGCTGGTGCTGGAACCGTATGCCGTCGAGGACGTTCGGGCGGCGGTGGCGGCCTACTTCCGGGAGAAGAAGTTCTGGCCAGATGTGACGGACATCTCCTCCCGATGCCCGCCGCTCCCACAAATGCCGCACCAACCTCCGCCCCTGACAGGTGGCTACATAGACCACGCGGTAGAAGCCCTTCGGGAGCGGTGGCAGGATCTTCGCCGTCAGCGCCGGGCAGCTGGGGTGCCGGACACTTGGGAAGAGACCAAAAAGGCAGGGCTGACCGCGGCGGCCTGGATGGACATTCTTGACGAAAGGGGCCTTGCCCTGTGAATAAATACGGCAACAAGAAGGCGGTGCGAAATGGCATCACCTTCGACAGTCAGAAAGAGGCCGTACGGTATGACCAACTCATGCTCATGCTGTGCGCCGGAGAAATTAGAGATTTGAAGCTCCAGCCGGAGTTCACACTCCAGGAGGCGTTCACGACACCGCTGGGCGAGCGTGTTCGGGCCATCAAGTACCGGGCCGACTTTGCATATGAGCGGCCTACAGAGCCGGATTGCACGGGCGCCGTCCACTGGCTGCCTGTGGTGGAAGATGTGAAGGGCTTCCGAACCAAGGAATATGAGCTAAAGAAAAAGCTCATGGCCGGGCGCGGTATCCATGTGGTGGAGGTGTAGCCCATGATAACCGCAGACCCATACGGCATCAGCCGGGCGGTGGCCCCCTGGCGCAGCCTGGACGCGATGGAGTCAGTTGTAGAGCGCAGGATTACGGAGCGGGACGTGTAGCCGTAAAGAGCGCTGGAAAGCAGTCAAGGAGGACCAGAACGATGGACGATAAGACGCGCGCCCTGCTGGGCGACCATGAGGCGGCCAAGCGCCTGACGGATGCGGGGGTGCTGCTGGAATGTAAACTGATATACGGAGATTGCATAGATCTCATGGCTGGATTGCCGGATGATTGCGTGGATTTCCTTTTTACCGACCTCCCATATGGAACGACAAACTGCAGATGGGACACACCCATTGATCTCAATAGGTTTTGGCATGAGGCAAAGAGAGTAGTGCGCAAAGGTGGATGTAAGGCTCTGTTCGCACAGACCCCATTTGATAAGATTTTAGGGTGCAGCAATCTGAATGAACTGCGCTATGAGTGGATTTGGGAAAAGACTCAAGCTACTGGGCATCTAAATGCTAAAAAGATGCCGATGAAAGCTCACGAAAACATCCTGATATTCTACGACCATTTGCCAACCTACAACCCACAGATAACTCACGGACACGAACGAAAAGTTTCAACTGCGGCGCATAAACGGAACTGTAGGACAGGGGAAGTGTATCATGGTTACGGGAAAACGGGATATGACAGTACAGACCGTTACCCCCGTGATGTTTTGCGAGGGCCGAGCGACAAACAAAAATCATGTCTACATGCAACGCAAAAGCCTGTTTGGTTGTGCGAACAGATGATACTTACTTACACAAACCCGGAAGACACAGTACTGGATTGTTGCATGGGAAGCGGGTCTATCGGAGTTGCTTGTTTACAGAATGCCAGAAAATACATTGGAATGGAAAACGACCTTGCGATATTCGAGGTCGCAAAGAGCAGATTGGAAGGTGCTAAATGATTGCACAGGAGCATGTGGAGAAGGTGTGGTCTGGGTGCGAATACTGTAAAAAAACATACAATTAAAATTGTTAGAATTGAAATGGACCATAACGATTCACCTGGAAGTCCCAAACGGCTGAATCCGACGAGAATACCCAAATTTTGCCCTATCTGCGGCGCGCCCATGACGGACGAGGCCGTGGAGATGGTGATGGAGAGATGGGAGGAGCTGAACGATGGTAAGGGCGATTAAACCTTGCCCGTATTGTGGAGGAGAGACCAAAGTCAGACGGGTTGGACGGTGGAGACTGCGATTCTCCGTTTGTTGCTCCCGCTGCGGTAGATCAACTATACCTGGTTCGGGCTGGAAGCTCACAAAACGTGGAGCGATAAAAGAGTGGAACAGTAGGTGGTTGCCCTACGGGAAGGAGAAAACGGATGGGATGGATACGTAGAGAAACAGAAAGGGGTACAACTCAATATATCTGCCCGAATTGCCACGATTATCATGAGTTCCGAGAGGACTTCGGGGAGCAAACGTTCAACGAAAATTTTATTTTCTGCCGCCGCTGCGGAGCAAGAAACGGAACAGGCACTGCGCCCACCCTCACCCCTCAGAACGAGTGGGTGAGCGTGGAGGAAAGGCTTCCGGAACTGCCAGAGAAGGATTGGTGCAGCAAAATGGTTATTTCTTGCGATAAAAATGGCCATGTAGCACCGATGATTTGGGAGCGTGCACAGGTTAGAGGGAAAATGATAGAACGATGGAAATATCATTGGGATAGAATCTATGACGGCGCTGGAATCACCCACTGGATGCCACTCCCCGCACCGCCTGGTGAGGGCAATAATGTCCCTAACGAAGCGCCGAACGATCCGCTGACGCTGAAGGAGCTGCGGGAGATGGATGGTGTAAATGCGCTATGGGTACACAATCTTGCATTTGGATTACACAAGCCCCGTTTCATGCTGGTTAAAAATGTTTCAGAAGATTGGTGGACGTGCTGTGATTTTGATGGATTTAAAACCTTCTGTGCGGCTGACTATGGGGAAAGATATTTATTATACCGCCGCCCGCCGGAGGTATCGCCATGAGACGCCAATACACCCGCCAGGAGCTGGAATCCATCACCCAGGAGGCTGTAATCTACATTGAGGGAGCAGGGATAGCTCAGCTCCAATGGGGCGGCCTGGAGATTGCAGAGGGGTGCAGGGATGGGTATCTGTACTGCAAGCACATCAAGCCGTTTTCTATGGATCTGTACGGACAATACTGGACGGCCTTTGATGGGCCGCCAGAAAGGGGGAAAAATAATGAAAATCCCAGCGGAATTTGAGGACATTTTCCGGGGTGTAGAGTTGACGGAGAGAGAAGCCCTGTTCCTGAGCTGGATAACCAGCTGGGACGACTACACAATACAGAACATGAGAACCGTGGTGGAGAAAGTACGGAGCGCCCTCTCCACGCTCCAGGCCGAAAACGAGAGGTTGCGGGCCGAGCTAAAAAGTAAGGTGGACTTAGTATTTCAACAGGCGAAAGAACTTGATAGGAGGCACTTGCTATTACAAGAGCAAGAGGCCGAGCTGGAGCGGGTGAAACGGGCTCTCGCTATGATGTGGTTTGCGTATGTCAACAGCGACAAAGAAACCCCGCATAGCTACGAGACCGATGCGTTGGAAGAGGCAGAGCATATCTTGGGTCCCTGGGCTAAGTGTATGCCGAAGTATCTAAGGCGCGGCCCGGAGGAGGGGTGAGCATGGAGAGACTGACATACTGGTGTGACAATGGGCATGGTGGTGGAAAATGGTTTGTAGCTATCGATGCCGAAGGAGGAGAAGATTACGGTCCGCACGTTGACCGCCTCGCAGCCTATGAGGAGACTGGCTTGGAGCCGGGGGAAATCGAACAGCTCAAAGGTGAAGCATTTGGTCTGAGAGTGGACAAGCAAGAGCTGGAGCAATATCGTGCTCTCGGCCCCATTGACCGCCTCCGCGAACTGGCCGAGGCCGCACTACGGAGGGAGCAGGATGGCTAAAACACCGGATTGTTGCATTGAAGCAAATGAGCAACGCCCATGTGCTATTTGTGGAAAAATGACGAAATATGTTGAATATTGCGTAGAAAGTCCCCTGTGTAGTAATGAATGTATAAAGACGTTCTATGACAAACTTTACAAGAAGGAGCACGAATGAAGGAGTACATCGAGAGGGTAACTGCGCTGAACGCGCTGATAAGGGCATTGGGGTATTGCCAGTGTGCCAATGATGTGATAACTCGTATCCCCGCCGCCGACGTTGCGGAGGTGAGGCACGGGAGATGGGACGCGTCTGACAGATATAAGTTTTTAGACGGAAGCACTTGTATTCGGTGCACTGAATGCGGCGCGGCATTACATCTGGACGAATACCAAAAGTACCATTGGCACTACTGCCCCAACTGCGGCGCTTTGATGCGGGAGGACGATAATGGCAAGGAATAAGTACGGCGGAATAAATGATATGCCAACTGGCTGGACGACATCCAAAGAGAATAAGCGAGTATACGCTCTTTGGTTTGATATGCTGCGTCGTTGCTATGATGAGGAGCAATTACAACGGGTAAGAGGACGGACTTATAATGATTGCTCCGTTTGCGAAAGATGGTTTTACCTGTCTAATTTTTACGAGGACATTCAGAAGCTTCCGGGGTATTCCGAATGGGTGAAGAACGGAAAAATGTCGATTGACAAGGATTTGTTTTCAAGCGGCGGGAAGGAGTATAGTCCTAAAACGTGTTGCTTTGTTCCAATGGCTGTAAACATTTCCGAAGCAGGAAGAAGAAATATTGAGAATATCCGAAAACTACATAAAACAAATAGAGTTAAGTATGTATTCTCAAAAGGAAATGAGCAGATTGTGTTTGGCTCCGAAAAAGAAGCTTGCGAAGCAATGGGTGTTCGACAGTGTTCTGTGGCCTCTTGCTACCGAAGAGGAACTAAGTGTAAAGGCTATACTATTGCCCGCATGGACGAGGAGGACGAGCATGAGGCTGATTGATAGAAGCGAACTACTCGATAAATTCAATTTGGAATGTAAAACTGCTCAAGAGCGATATATGGCATTGATAAACGCCACTACCATCTCCGCCGTGCCTGTGGTCAGGTGCCGGGAGTGTAAGTGGTTCAATCACTATACCATGGAATGTGAGAGTGATGATGTTGCAACAGACCATGAGGGTGGAGCGTCGTTTAGCATTAACTTTGGCCCGGATGATTTCTGCTCCTACGGCCAGCGAAAGGAGGACAACCTGGACGAAGCCATCGAAAAGTACCTGAAAATCAAGGAGGGGGGACAACATGGACAAGCCTAGAATTTGCGAGGTGCTGGGGGTTGAGGTTGGAGAAATTATATCGGTGAATTTTCCGGTTGGAGAGTTTGCCTTTTCTATTGGCTCTGATGGACAAGCCATTGGAGAAAACGGTCAAGAATTTGGCGCTATTTTGACAGAAGCTATCAACCACCCCGACCGCATCATCCGCAAGCCACGCTGGACGGAGCAGGAGGTGGAGAGGGCGAAGGCTATCAAAGTGCTATATCCAGTTGTTAAAACATTGGCATACGTTGATATAGTGGGACAGACATTTTACATGTATGATGACGAAGACAACTATAAGGGCAGTCTTGATAACCTTGATGAAACGTTTCCTACGCTGAGGAGCATAAGGCGGGCCACATTGGACGAGATCATCGGAGGTGCCCAATGAAATCCCCTGAGTGTGTATGCAAAACGTCAGAAGAGTACATTCGTGTTGCGTTAGCTCTAGAAACTCTTGCTTACCATGACAAAAACTACTTAGACAGTACATTCGCAAAGAGCAATGCTGCTATCAGTGAAGAGATACAGGCTTGCTTGCAGAAGGCTTTAACGATGATGGAGGAAAAACAATGAGAGAAATCCTTTTCAAAGCCAAGCGGCTGGATAATGGAGAGTGGGTGGAGGGAAACATTGTGGCTGTCCCGGAAGATGCCGACTTTATGCCTGGAGCGTACATTCTACCGCGGTTGGTATCGGCCAGGGCAGACCCGCCCACAAAAGGGATCATGCTAGGCGGATTCTTTGAAGTTGACCCCGCCACGGTCTGCGAGTATACCGGCCTGACCGACAAGAACGGGAAGAAAGTGTTTGTTGGGGACATTGTAAAATGCAGCCGTGGTTGCACCCATGAGGTGGTATGGGTTCAGGAACACGGCGGAACCTTTATCGGAGGAATGCCAGCAATCTATCTATCTGACTTGATGCCAGGATACGCATGGACGGGGGAGGAAGAAATTATAGGCAACATCAACGACGGGGAGGGCGGACAGCATGAGTGAGTGGATCAGCGTCAAGGAGAGGTTGCCGGAGGAAAAGCAGAGAGTTATCGTGCGTTGTGAGCGCATTGGAACATCTGTAGGTTGGATTTTGTGGGGTGAATGGATGACGGATATTGGGCCCAGTGCGGGTAAAATCACCCACTGGATGCCCCTCCCTGAACCGCCGAAGGAGGGATAGCCCTTGAATGTAATGGAAGAAGCCGTCCTTTTGGAGAAGTATCGCCATCTGGTTCGCGCGGTGGCGTGGTCGGTCTCCCCAGAGGCCGCCCGAGACGAAGACGCGCTCCAGTCCGGCTTTATCGGTCTGTGGGATGCGGCCCGGAGGTGGGACGGCAGGCGCCCCTTCGAGCCCCTGGCCCGCCGGTGCATCCGCTGCAACATCGTGGACTACCTCCGGGGCCGGGAGGACTTCGAGGGGCTGACGGACGACCTGCCGGAGGACAACAGCATGGCGGAGAGGCAGGCGGAGGACAGCGCGTTTCGCGCCCTGCTTATTAGGCTCTTCCCCCGCCGGAGCCTGGAGCGCAAGGTGGCCCTGCTCCTGCTGGCGGGAAAGACGAAGTCGGAGGTCGCCCGGCGGCTCCACGTCTCCCGGGGCACGGTCTACCGGGTCACGCGGCGCATCTGGCGGCGTCTGGAACAGGAAAAAGAGGGGCAGGGCCTGTAAGGCCCCGCCCCTCCTGTTTTACTCGTTCTCCATCTGCTCCATGCACCGCTGGATGGCCTGGCGGTCCCGCTCGTTGGAGGCTCTGCCCATCAGCTCCTCCATCTGCGCCATCATCTGGTCTTTGGCGTCGTGGCGGGAGTAGCCGCCGTCCCGGCTGTACCCGCCGCCCCGGTCGCCGCTGTACCCGTCCCGGCTGTAATGGCCACGGACGTAGTGGCGGCGGCGGTAGCTGGAGCCGCGGCTATAGGAGTCGCCAGAGTATCCGCCGTCCTCCTCCAGTGCACAGATTTTGTCGATATTCTTGATGGTGTCAGTGAGCTTGTGGGCCAGCTCCAGGTCGCCCGCACCCAGCTCACCCTTCCGGGCCAGCTCTTCCAGCTCCATCTCGAATTTTTCTTTCAGCTCGTATAGTGCTTTCATATTGCTTCTCCTCTCTTTCAGGCCACACGCTCAACAATAAAGTTGCTGTTGGCTACCAGAATAGGCTGCGTGCTGGTGTTCTTTGCGGCGACAGTGACGCAGCAGCCGCGAGGGACATCTACCACAGCGGAAACATAGATGTTGAAGAAATTCTCCGCAGCAGCCGGGGTGACGGTAGCGGTGGAGGCATTCAATGCCTCTCCGTTGATGGAGATCGCCGCCGTGATGGCCTCCGCAGTCCCACCCGCTGGAATTGCGATATTTGCGCCAAAAGAAATCTTGAACTTTGCACGGCACTGGTTCGTGAGTCCACGAAGCGTCACCAGACCAGCACCTTCCCGATGCACAATACTGGGCTTGCCAGTATTGACTTCCTCTGTAAACGGCACGTTCTGCCCAGCGGCAACGGTTACGATTGCGCTGTTGCTGTATTCAGCCATAAAATCAGTCCTTTCTAAAGTGGTCGGAATCGACCAGTTTAAATGCCTCGAAATCGAGGCGGTTAAAATAAGCGGCGAGGCTGTTGCCCCGCCGCTGTTGTCAATATCGGCACGGGGCCGAACATCCAAGGAATCCTCGGAAGTTGATATATTGGGTTTTAGCAGCCGCAGTTATTGTAGCCGCAGCAGCCGGTATAGGGGTTGGGCACCTGGTAGGCAGGCACCGGGGACGGGCTGATCCGGCGGATCAGCTCATTGGTCTGCGCATCCAGCGTGGCGGTCAGATAGCTGTTCTGGTTGGCCTGAGAGGCAGCCAATTTGAGGGACTGGTTCTCCGCCTGGAGCGTGGCGATCTTGTCCTGGGTCAGGAAATCCAAAATCGCCCGGCTGTTGGCGTTGGCGTTGTCGATGATGTCTCGAGTGGTGTTCTGGATGGTGTTCTGCGTAGCGCAGGCGGTGGTGGCGAGGTCGTACCGCACCCCCTGAATCGCCTCCCGGGTGTCGCAGCAGCAGGAAGCCAACTGAGCACCCAGGGCATTGAAGCCCGCCTGGGTCTGATAGCCCAGGTTACACATGGCGGTGTCCACGCCGTGGAATCCGCTGGTCACGGCGTCCCGGATGGAGGTCTGGCCGTTCTGGAGGCCGTTCAGGGCAAAGCCCTCGTTGATATCAGCGCGGGTAGCGTACCCCTGGAAGCCGGGGCCGTTCACGCCGTTCCCGCCGCCGAAGCCGCCATAGCCGCCCCAACCGCCGAACAGGCCGAAGATGAGGAACAGGATGATCCAACTGGACCAGTCCCCGCCCCATCCAAAACCGCCGTTGCCGCCCTGATAGGCAGGCTGAACCGGCATCGTCATAACGGTGCCGCCGTCAGAAGAAAGACTCATGTAAATTCTCCTTTGTTTTTATTTTCAAAACCCGGCCGGGATTTTGATCACTTGCCGAACATTCCCCGCATCCCGTCAAACATACCCGACATCTGCTGGGCCTGCTGTTGAGCGTGGTTTAATTGCTCCTGCGAGATTTTTCCGCTTGAGACCATTTCATTGATGATAGCATTTGGGTCTTTGCCCTTCATCTGCTGCATGAACTGTTGAAACTGCTGCATCATGTTGGGGCGGCCACCGCCGCCCATGACTCCGAAAAAGGGATTCATTCTGCATCCTCCTTCGCGTTCTTCTTTGCAGTCGTTTTCGGAGCTGCCAGCGCGTCCACACGGGCCGCCAGGGCCTCAAGATCGGCCTTTGTGGCAAACTCCACGCCCTGTGGGGCTTGCGCCGTTCTGGCCCCGCTGGTGCGCTCTACGAGGTCATAGACCTTGATGGACGGTTTCCCGCTGGCATCCGCCTGCTTGAGATAGATGGTGGGTGAGTTGCTGTCCCAAAGCGCCACGGCGCTGTTAGGGGCCACCAGATAGGCCATTGCCTCCGCCTCACCGCTCACCCATACCATGCTCTGGCCGCTGGCCTGCGCCTGCTGGGGCTGTGCCTGCGGCATCTGCTGCGGCATGGGCTGAAACTGCGCCCCACGGAGCTGTGCAAGCTGATCCGGCATGGGCGGCTGGTAATATTGCGGCTGCTGGTATCCATAGTAAGGGTAGCTCATGGGTTACGCCTCCTTGTGCCAGTAGTAGAGCGGTATTTCCCCGCCGCTGTCCCAGGTGTCAATCCAGTCTCCATTTTGCACGCACACCACATGCCCGGACAGGGCCAGGATATAGGTGCCTTCGGGATGTTCCGCGGCAAAGTCGGCCACCGTGTAGCAGTCCGGGCAGGAGTTGGGTATCATGTCCCGGTCAAAGCAACGGCTGCGCAGGTAGGCTCCCCACACATGGTTGGCCGACGGCATATCCCGCATCATGTAGCCCTGGATGGCGACGCCCACATAGGTCTCCTCCCAGCTCTGTCCGAGGGCCTTTGCAATGGCCCGGATGGTGCAGTCCCCTACGTTGCGTCCGTCGGGGTTTTCGTTATGCTGAATGAATCCCATGTTTTGCCTCCAATGCTGTCACATATGCCTCCAGACCCTCGTCATCCCCCTGCGCCATGTACCAGACCGCCGTTTCGGCGGCGCACTCGCGGGACATCCCGGCGGCTACCATCCTCTCGATTAGAGTCATATCCAACACGTCCTTGTCCATAAAAATAAGGAGTCCGTGAGGAGGGCGGCGACGTGTACCAACCCTGTATCCTCACGTCCTCCTTGCCTATATTGTCGCACAAAAAAACTTCCGCCGGGGGACATCCCAGCGGAAGTTATGGGGCGTTATGTACCTTTTGGGAGGAAGCCCAGCTTTGAGGCCGTGAACTCCACCTTTTCACAGATAAAAGGCATGTGGCGGTAAATCGTTTTCCGGTCGATTTCGCAGCAATCGGCAACATCAATCTGAGGCCTTCGCTCCAGCAGATAGAGCTCCGCGATCCGTGTGTCGTCTTTCCCCAGGTTGGCCTCGCGGATGGAGTGCTTCATTTCGGTGGTGGTCAGCTCCTCCAGCCTTCCGGGGAACCGAATCAAAGCCTTTGCCATATTCACCACCGGCTATGCCACGGTGCGTCGTCGATGGTCGACTCCTTGTAACCCGCGGCGTAGTAATAGTCGTCCTTCACCTCGTCGCTCACGTTCATGCGGTCTATGACGGACATAATCCGGTCTTTTCGGTCTTCTCCCTCAATGTCTGTGATGGCGGCCCGGAACAGGATATAGTCCTCCGGGGATAGGTCGCTGTGCGCAGCCGTTTTTACCCATCCGTCCAGCCTGTAGCTGCTGATCTCAGACTTTGTGGTCTTGTCCGCATACTCATAGACGCTGTCAATGACAAACGCCTTGTCGGTATCGCTCATGCTCCGGTACGTCGGGTTGTCTATGATGTTCCCCAGCATTTCAAACTGCATCTGACCCCGCTTGGTGGCGTACTGCTCGTATTTCTCCTTGCTCAGGTCAATCCGTTCCCCGTCCACGGTGATGTAGCGTTCCGGCCGCTGGGGAACCACTGAGGCGTCTCCTGTCTGGTCATAAATCCGCTGTATCTCCTCGTCCACCGGCGTCACCTGCTTGTTGGAGGTGTAGGCCGGATTGAGGAAATTGTTTGCCATGCGCAGCCAGAGGGGACCGCTGCTGTCCTCCCTGCCCCATGCGTCGATGTAGGGCATCTGCTGGTAGTCCCATCCGGGTATCCTGGCGCTGGCCCGGCCAATGGCATACTGGAGATCGGTTGGCAACCGCAGGTTCTTGTCGGTGTAGGTGGTCATGCGCACGTCCTCGGCGGAGCGCTCAATCTGTCCGCCCAGGGTAGGAATCGCCTGGGTGAAGTAGCTGACCAGCGCGGAGTAGAATAGTGCTCCCAGCTTGTTTTCTGAGAAAGAAAAACTGTCCATCACATCGTTGAGGGACTGGAGCATGGACAGTTCCAGCATGGGGTCAGAGATGGATTTCAGAGCGGTGGAAATACTCTCCACCGTGTTTCCCCCCTGTCCCATGGAGTCCATCAGCTCCACGCCCATGAAGAAGGGCAAAGCCTCCGGAGCCAGCCAGTCCAGTGTGACATTCCCGCCGCCGGGCAGGTTCAGCGCGTAATTCTGAACGCCCGTCAGGTTGTTGAGTGCGTCCTGCCCCTCGTCGTCCCCGCCGCCGCTGGTGACAATCCCCTGGGCGAACAGGTACGCGCCCAGCGCCATGAGCCCCGAGCCGGTGAGTCCGGAGGCGATGTGGTCGATGGCCTCCGCTCCCGTCATCCTGCCGCGCTTTACCTGTATCAGATCGTAGGTCATGGCCTTTGCCAGCCCGGCCGGGCTGTACTCCATGCCCCGCACCAGGATATTGGCCGGGGTACGCTTGAAGGGCAGGACGGCCTCACCGGCGGGTCCCAGGGCGCGGGCGATCTGCACCACCTTATCCGATACCATATTCCGATCCTGATAGGTGGCCTTCAGCGCCTCCCGTCCCGCGTAGTCCCGCGCCCGGCTGAGAAGCTGCGTGTCCACCGTGTTGTTCCGCATCTGCTCCGCCGTCACGCCGTTGGACTGGAGATAGCCGGCCAAAGCGTCGGCGTAGGTGATACGCTTGAAAATGGCGTCCTCCGCCTCCAGGGCCCAGGAGTTTATCTTGCGGCCCGCCTCCAGAGGGGCGGTGCGGAAAATACGGCGGCGGCTGTTGATTTCCGTTCGAATGTCGTCATACTTGTTCCCGGAAAGCACGTCCCGCACGTTTGACCAATCGGCCCACGCCGCCTTATAGAGCGCGGGATTGGCCGCGAACGACTTGGTGCGTCCCAGCCTTCCGCCGCTGATTTTAGAGACCCCCGCCTCAATGGTTGCCGCCACCCGGTCCTTTGTCCAGCGCAATGGCTGGAATCCGACGTTGCCCACGATGTTTCGGATGTGCGTCCTTGGGTTAAAGAGCATCGCCATATACCGCCAGGCGTTCCACTTATCCTTCCATTTGGCGGGCACCTGGTCAGCCACGTTCTGATAGATTTTGTCCAGCACCGCGTCCCGGCCCGCCTGGTCGGTCTTCTGGTTGAACTCCTCAATCAACGACGGGTCAATGGTGATCTCCAAATCCTTGTAGTTTTTCTGGATGGTCTTTTCCAGCTCGCTCACCACGCGCTTGGCGGCGTAAAGCTGGTCACTGGGAGCCAGCTTGCGCAGGATGGAGGCCGCCTGTACCGCCTGCCCAGCGGTGGTCTCCATCTGCGCGTAGAGGGAAAGCAGCTCCGCCGTGGCCTTCCCGTCTCCCGCGTTGGCGGCGTTGATGAGAAGCTGCTGGCCCAGGGTAGCGATGTCTTTGGACACGACGCCCTTGCTCACCGAGTTTCGAAACTCCTCAAGTGCACCCCAAAATTCCTTTTCCTTTATAGTTCTGATTGCCCGGTTTATCGACGACTTATCGCTCACTCTGTCATAGGACAACTCCCCGCGCAGCACCATGTTCTGGATGTCCCCCACCACCTCGTCAGGGATGGCTTTTGCCCCCATGGCGGTGGAGGCGGTCTTGCGGATGCGGCGGCCCTGGGGGTCTGTGGTCGGCACGTCCACCGGACGGGCCGCGTTGGCCCCTTCGGGGAAGAACTCGCTCCGGGTGCCCTGGAACTCCGACCAGGGGTCGAAGCCCTTCCGCGCGGCGCCCACCGAGCTCTCCGGGCCCTGCGTATATTCGGGGCCGGGGCCTTCATTGGCCGGATTCTCTACGGTTTGCTGTTGGGTAAGCGTGGATGCTTCGCCTCTATTTTGCGCCAACCGAGCACTTCTAAAGCGGCGCAGAACTTGCTTAATCTGTCTGGCCTTAGTATCGGCATCCGCAAAAGCGGCCACCTGAGACGCACTTTTGCTTGCCGCACTTCTTGAAAACCTCTGATAATTTTCGGTGGAAATAGACTCAAGTCGTTTCAGTTCTTCCTCGAGTTCCTGCTGCGGCATTTGAGCATATTCCGCCACTTGCTCACTATATGCAGTGCGATAAACACCGCCATTAGAACGACCCGTTTCTCCCCTGTGTACTTCTCCGTTGCGATCTGTATACTCATAATACCTGGCCCCGGCACGAGCGGCATTGTCCTTTGCATCCAACTCCTGCGCTTTGTCTTCGTCAACCTCTTGCCCACGTAGGTCAGTTTTCTGGATTTTTTCGTCGGTGGTATCCTGTATCCCGCCGCGATCGCCCTGCTGTAGGTTGACATCCTGCTCGTCAGAGCGTATACTGGATTCAGAAGTAGAGCTGTCAATGGCATTTACGGGCTGTACCGCCAGACTTTCTGGAACGGAGGTTCGCGCCGACGGCTCTATTTCTATATCTTCAATCTCGCTGACCGTATGTCCATAATAGCGGTCACCCATCTTTGTATTTTTTACCCGGATATGTGCAGAATACGGCTTCCCATCTATCACGATTGGACTATCATAGTATTCGTAAGTAGGAATGCTGTCAGACTTCTCGACATGATAATTATTTGCGTCCCCGACTTTGTGCGCACGCTCAATAAGATCCGGGATATGGAATCCGCTTGCGTATTTTGCATAGGGTATTCTGCCACTCAAAAATTTGTCTATCCCAGTTCTTGAAATCTTAATGTCCTTCCCGGTTTCTGCATTCCGTACAGAGGAGGGAAAGTGGGACTGCGCATAAGAAACGAAAGACTTCCTTGCTTGGTTTAAATTTTTGAGAATACTCCGGTCAAACAAGGACGTGTCTGCCGTGACCGCCTCCTCCATGGGGGCGGTCTTTTTTGTGCCTTCAACTGCCGTCTCTTGGTGTCCCTGAGTGCCGGGCAGATAGGCCCGCTTCCCGGCCAACGCCTCCTCCGCGGTGGGGAGCATCGTCGCCAGAGGATTTCCGCTGGCGTACCGGGCCATGTTCTGGCCTGCCTGGATATTGGCGGTGGCTCTCCGGGCAATGTCCTCGTTGCTCCCGATGGCCCTCCGGGTGGTTCTGATATCAGACGCCGCATTGGAAATCGCTCCCGGAAGCTCCAGGCCGCCCTGGAGCACTCCGGCGGCCACCGCGCCCATGAGCGCACTCTGCGCAATCTCCTCCGGCGTGGCGTTTGGGGCGTCCGGGTCATAAATGGCCCGCTGCAAATAGGGGGTAAGGACGGTGGAAAGTGCCTCCTCGCCGCCCTCGCCCGCGATATCCAGGGCCCGGCTGACCAGGGGGCTGGCCTTGACCGCCTCGGCAATCTGCCCCACCTTGCCGCCGCCCAGGCCGGGAATACCACCTGCGATGCCCTCAATGGCGGTCTCCAGGGCCCCGGAGGCCGCGCCGAAGGCCAGGGCCTGCCCGGATGTCGCCCCCTCCGCTTTCGCCTGGCTGGCCGAGTTGCCCGCCGCCTGGAGGCCGAACAGCGCCCGGCCCACGTTCTCCCCGCGGGAAATCGCCTGGGCGGCGTTGAGCCCCTTCCCCGCGGCGGACACGATCTTGGACGCGCCAATGCCTGGGAGCATCTGCACTACGGTCTGCCCGATGCCCGTCACGTTCTGCGCACCCTGGCTGGGATGGTACTTCTCCACCAGTTTCTGCTCCAGGTCTTGCGTTATACTATTATTTAAAAAAGCATCGGCGTTTCGCCCGGCCCACTCTGATACCGGGTTGGGAGCCAGGCCACCAAGAGAACTAATCCCCTGTACTCCCTTATAGAAGCCACTGCCGATGAAGTCTGTAACCCCTTCTGCCGCCCCTAAAAGAGCCGTACCAGCCCGTCCCCATGCATATGGGCTAATGAGTTCATCTGGAGAAGAAGGCAAAATACTGAGTCCTTCAAAAAATCCGCTTTTGGCCGGAGTAGTCAACGGATTTGTTCTTTGCTCAACAGTTGGAAGCGCAAGCCTCTTTCCCTTGCTCTCAGGCAGCGCGGCGGGCGGCGCGGATTTTACCGTCCGCTGCGCCGGAGCGCGCCCTGCACCGTTTCCAGAGAAACCGCCGCCCTTCTGCTGGGAAGTCAGTTGTGCATCCACGTCTTCTCCAGTCTGTCGGAGCGCCTGATCCCGAACCGCCAATTTCAGCGAAAGCGCCCGCCGTTCGGCCTCGTCCTCCTGATATGCCCGGCTTGCTTTATAGCGTTCCCATGCGTTGGCCATGTCTGTGCCTCCTGTTTACCCGATGTTGTATCCATAGGGACGCATGAGCTCCGCCAGTTCATTGAACTGCGCCTCGCTCAGCCCGCCCGCAATCTGATCCATATACCGCTCTGCGGCCTCAAAGTTCCCAGACCGCAGGTTCAGCAGCAGATTGTGCTTTACCGCATTCCACTCGCTGCCTTTTACGGTGCCAGTCTGCACCGCTGTCGAGTACCCGGGCCCCCACTCGCTTTCGCCCGCTGGATTCCTTCCAGATATCTTGTTGGAAATATCAACTGCCGCATTGATGGCCGCATCAATAGCGGCTTGGTCTATTCCGCCGGTCTCCGTTCTTTTGTCGTCGTTGATCGGCTTTCCTCCTTTTGTGCCTCCGTTCCCGCTACTTCCTCCAGAACTTCTGCGACTGGTTCCACCTCCAACGGTGTTGCCGGAGGAAAGTTGCTGCCGGTAATACTGGCTCAAATAGTTGGCGTATTCCTGGGAATATCCGGCCTGCTGTAGAAGCGCAGAACTGGGCATATTTCCAGTTTGCAGGATGTTGTCCACTTGTGCCTGTGCCAGCGCCTGCAACTCTGCCTGCTGCTGGAGGGCCGTTGGGTTGTTGTCCGTGTTGATGCCCATGTTATTGAGGTAGGAGTAATCCCCGTACTGGCCCGCCAGAATGGCGTTGTTCAGTTCATTCTCCCGCCTCAGATTTTGCGCGTCCAACTCGTCCAGGAACTGCCCGTAGCTGAAATTGCGGTCGGTGTTGTACTGGTTGAGCTGGTTAAGGTATTTGTCGTAGTCGCTCTGTTCCGCCCCCTGGACAACCCCCAGGTTGCTCAAATCCATGTTGTAGTCGTTCAGATACTGGTTGTAGGCCAGTTGGTAGAGGTCGGGAATCTTGTCTGTTAGCTGGGCCGCGTAGTAGTTGGACGCCTGGTTGGCGGCGGCGTTGGCATAGGAGGAGGGGATTCCTCCGGAGGCGGCGGCCGCCGCGCCCAGGGCGTCCGCCGTGGCCCGCTGGCCCTCCCTGGTATACTGCTTGCGGTAGTTCTGGTAGAGGGGGTCGGTGGCCGGGTCGTAGGAGAAGTCCGGCCGGTCCAGAAGCCCCGCGATCAAATCCTGTATGGTGTCGTCATAGCGGCTTTCATAGGTGGGGGCCGCCTCATACTCGAAGTTCCGGGGCGACATGGGGTCAAGGACAAAGCTGCCGCCATTCCCGCCCCCGGTGTATCCACCCCAGGAGCTGCGCAGGGCGTCCGCCTGCCGGTGGGCCGCAGCCCTCGCTTCGTCGGTGGTGGCGTTCTGGTAGTCCTGCTTGGTTTTCAGGATGGACATGCCGAAATCCGGGTTCTGCTGGGCCATCGAGAGGTCGGCCTGGGAGAACTGGCCCCAAAGCCCGCTGTCCTGCGCCGACTTCCGGAACTGGTCATAGGTATATCTGCTTTTTGCCATAGGGTTCTCCTTTCTTATTGCCGCCCCGGCCTGCTCTTGAGCTCGCTGCCGGAATAGCTCTCCCGCACCAGGGAATAGAGCCGCCACCCGCCGGTGCCGGAAAAGCGGATGCGGAAGTGGTCGCTTCTGCGGGGGATGATGGGCAGGTAGAAGCTCCGCTTCACCGTGGCGGAGAGGGTGGTCACCTCCCGCCACTCCCCGTCGCTGTCAAACTGCATTTCGATTTTGACCGACGCCCCGGCGTCCAGCTCCATGCGTACCTGGAGCTTGGCGGTGCCCTTTTTGTTGGCGTCGCCCTCGGTAAAGTCGGCAAACTCCGCCATGCTCTCCACCACGCCCTCCGGCGTTGCGTCCTCCGGTACGGTGCGGGTGTTCCCGTTGAGCCACAGCCTGCCGTCCGCCCCCAGGAAGTACAGCTCCGTGTCCCACCCGAAGCCCACGGCCTCCAGGCTGTCCTCCTTGTGCCAAACGCCCTTTTGGGTGTCGTAGACAAAGAGGGTGTGCCCGCCTGTGCTGTCCTCCAGGGAGACGTAATACTTCACCCCGTCGCTGCCCGCCACGCCGTTGCGGTAGCGGTCTGTCCCGAAGGGGTCGGCGACGCTCTGCGGGATACCGCCGGAGTAGGCCACCACCCCCACCCGGCTCAGATAGTACAGCGTCTCCCCCGCAATGGCGAGACTGGCATGGCTGCCCGCCTCTACCCCAAGGGACGCGCTGCTCATTACCTGGAAGTTGCTGGGCTTGTCCCCGTAGACCTTGTAAATCTGTTCCTCTTTGAAGAACACCGGGTAGCCCCGATAGGCAAAGCACCCGGTAAAGTCCCCGGCGCTGCCCACGTCCACCGCGTAGGAATCGGTGCTCACCCCGTCGAACACATTCCAGTTGAATGGATCGCCCAGCTTGGAGGCGTAGATGGTGTCGCCCTTGCAGCCCCACAGGCGGTTCTCGTTCTCGCACAGGAAGTCCAGCTCGGGCACCTCCCGCCTGACCGTCAGCTCCTCCGTGTCGCCGCCCTTGTTGATGGTGAAGGAGTTTTCATAGAACCGCAGATTGTCCCCATCAATCTCCCGGATGACAATGGTCTGGTTGTTGCTCTCGTGGGTCTTTGCCCCGGATATGGTCACCGCGTCCCCCACCTTGAAGATGGAATCCCAGTCGGCCCCGGAGGCGTAGATGGTGTTGGCCTCGGCCTCCTCCTCCGCGTAGGTGCCGTCCTGAATTTTCGCGCTCCCGCTCCAGCCCGCCTCCAGGCTGCCGAACTCCCCCGTCAGGCGGTCGTAATACGCCTTGTCGGGCAGGATGATGATGTAGGCCCCCAGGGCGGCAAACTGCTTGCGCCCGTCCGCAACGTCGCCCTTTTTCTCTCCCCCGGCGTAGAAGCCCGTGCCGTCCACCCAGTACAGCCCGTCCTTTGCATACAGGCCGTTGGGCTTTGCCAGGGTCTCCACCAGATACCGGGGCCGCCGTGCGGAGAGCAGCGGGGCGAGGTCGCTGGTCAGGTTCTTCATGTCCCAAAGCGTCCCGTCTCCGGCGGCCAGCCGGTGGTCATAGCCTCCGAAGCGGGTCTGCCCATACTTGCGGATGCCGTCGGCGTGTACCATATCCGGGAGCATGCTCACTCCTCCTTCGCGTCCCCGCCGGGCTCCGTATCGCCGGACTGCTGGGAAGCCATCAGCTCCAGGGCCCGGCGCAGCGCCATCCGGCAGGCCGCGACCACGTCCACCGCGTCGCCCCGCACCGGAAGGGCCGCCAGCAAATTGTAGGCGTTATTGATTTCGTTCCGCGCGTCGTTCATACTTGTGCCTCCTTAGTCAAATTGAATTGAGAGAGTCCATCAGATCCAGGAAAATGCTCGCCCGCATCAGGTCGCCCCTGGCCGGGGCGCGGGGGGTAGAAACGGGCGGGTCCATCGCCCGGATCGCGTAGACCGCGTGCTCCACGATTTCAGCGGTAATCGGATCTCCGGAATAGGCCCGTTCAAAGGCCCCGTACTCCGGTAGTCCCACATAAAGTCGGAAATCGTTGATTCGGTTGCAGAACTGGTTCCACTCATAGGCGGAGATCCGCACCGGACGCCCGGCCTGGATCACAGAAGACCAGTCCCAGTCGTCCGGCCTCTGCGCCGCCGGGCTTTCCACCGTAACCGTACCGGAACCGGCCGGCCAGTACGTTCCATCCTTAACCCGCGTGTAGCCCCAAAAATCGTAGGTACCTGGGTCGTAGCCCACCCACCGCCGGGTTGTGGAGGTGGAGCCCCCGGAGGCGGGGGCCCGCACACTGTCCACTACACCTGAAATACTGCTGGATGAGTGCGTAAACTGATACTTTGTGATGCCAGCCTCCACATAGCCGTTGGCCTGGTTAAAGGCAGAGCCCAGCCCCGTAATCCTCCAGCCAAACTCTTCCTCACCGCCGCTCAGACTCAAACTTGCCATACTTCCGCCTCCTATGCGAACACGGCTTCCACGTCCAGCCCGTACACATTTGCGTTGCTGAAATCGACGCTGCCGCGTACAGTGGTGGACAGAAAATCCCACGTCGCCAAAGCGCCCGCAGGGGAGGAGAAATCGACGGATGGGGCGCTGCCTGCGAAATAGGAAATCTCCAGCATGTGGTATAGACTACCGTTATACTGACCATACATATTGAAGCTGCCGCCGCCCGCCGCCTGCGGGTATACGCTGAACTCATTGGCCTTGATGGTGGGGCTTCGGATCTCCGTGGAATCAATGTAAGTCGATTTGATGTAATTGGGCAGCCGGTTTTTGTCGGCGATATCATAGGCATCCTGCGCGGTCTGCTCCACATGATCGAAGTCGTCCTGCAACCGGGAGCTGAAATCGTTGAATGTGATATGCCCGGACAGGTTCAGGTTTGTGGCGTCAATCTGTCCGCCGTCGATGGTGAGGGTGTCCCCTCTGGCGTTGGTGATGGTCACCCCATTGGGGGCGATGCGCAGGGTTTGGCTTAGACCGGTCTCAAGGTCGCTGACCGACTGCGTGATGCCGTTCACGGTTACCGTGATGCGGGACAGGTCTCCCTCCGCGTTTGTCAACCGCACCTCCAGCGCCTTGGACGACTGCTGCAATGTGGAGACGTTCCCCTCCAGGTCGCTCACCTGGCTGGTCAAACTGGTGGAGGTTTGCTGTAGAACCGAAATGTTCCCCTCTGCGTCTGTCATGCGGGAAATCAACTGTTCGGCGGTCACCGTCAGGGAGGACAGGTTTCCCTCCACGTCCTTGAGCTGGATGTAAACCGGCTCCGTAATCAGGCCCGCAATCTCCTGAAAGGCGGTGTCGTTGAAGTTTTCCCGCCCAAGATTCGCCATTGAGTAGCGAAGCTGCTCCAGCAGCATGTAGAGGTAATCGCTCACCATGCGGAACTTCTCATCCGTGCTCTGGTTCCCCATTAAATCCGGGAACCCGGTGTCAGCATTCAGCAGATTACTCGGCATTTGAACCACCCTCCGTTCTATCCGGCGGCTCTGTGGGCAGTTGTTTCAGGGCCTCCACCAGCTTTGCCGCCATGCCATTCCCACCCAACTCCTTGTAGGCATTGTACATGTCCAGCACGTTCTCCATCCCATAAATCGGGATATAGCGTTGCTCGGAGTAGTGGTTGTACTCGGCAATGATTTCGCGTCTTAGCAGAGCCTGTACCCCATTCATAAGGGCATCGCTCTTCTGATTGTCCGCTTTGATGCGTTTCCGCTCCCGCGCGGCGACGGCCTCGATAATCGCCACCAAGACCACAGCCGCGCCGGAAATCAGTGGGCCTACCCACTCCATGGGCATCAGCCCTCCTTAGTCAACTGCTTATAGACCTGATTGATACCAGTGGCCGCGAGGCCGCTCACAATCCCAACGGCAGCGGCAGTAAGATAATCGCTGGCCGGGAACTCGGGCATAATAAACATGCCGATAATACCCAGCGCCGCGCCGAACACGCCGCAGATGATGGGAATCCACTTATTGTCCAGTCCAGTGGCCTTGACCACCTGGCCGACCAGGAAGCAGATCACAGTGATAACCGCCACTCCGGTGATACCCAAAGAAGAAATGTCCATGATATGTACCTCCATCAAATCAGATTCAACCGATCCAGCACGACGGCCAGCTCCTGCCGGGTCATATTGTCACGGGGACGGGTGCCGTCCAGCACGCCCTTGTCTTTGGCTTTCTGCCACGCCTCAGCGGACCAGGCGTCCGGGGTATCTGCGTTGTCCTCTCCTGGATCGGCCTGCCACGCGACGCCCAGGAACTCACAGATGCCCTTTGCGGTGGCCTCGGCCAGCTTGTCCCGGTACTTGCTATCCTTGAGATACTCCGTGTCCATCTTGTTGGTATGGAAGCCATACTCAATGAGTGCGGCGGGGGCGTCCGTCTTGGCGAGCACGGTATACATCTCATGCTTGATAGGTTCATTTCTCAGGGAAACCCCGGCGGCGTGGAAGGTGTTGACCAGGTCAGAAGCCAGAACATTGCGCTTCGCCGTCATGGGCCCGGCGCTGGTGTATACCTCCAGGCCGGACGCGCTCGACCATCCGCCCTCCCCGGCGGCGTTGGTGTGGATGCTCACAAAGCAATCCGGCTTTGCCTTATTGCCGATGTTGGCCCTCTCCGTCAGGCTGGGGTAGTTGTCCGCCGTCTTGGTGAGCACCACGCCCACCCCCTGGGCCTCCAGCAGCGGCTTGACGCGCTGGGCCATATCCCAGGTAAACTCCCACTCCTTGTATGTACCATCCGGGGAGCCGTTGACGTTGCCCGGCCCGTGTCCGGGGTCAAGGCATACAGTGTGCTTGCTCATAGGCTTGTCCTCCTGTTCCGGCGGTGCTTGGCCCGCCTGCTTGAGATACACGCAAATCCAGTTGTGCACCTTGCGGCTGGCGGTGATGCGCTCTCCGCCAAAGTCGCACTGGCTGGAGCCGCCCCCATCCAGCATGACGGCGGAGGACCAGCCCAGCCCGGCCAGCTCGTCCCGCAACTCCTCCGGCGTGGTCACGTCTCCGGTTCCATCGCCAGAGCAATAGAGGGCCAGACTGCCACCGCGCAGGCCGATAGCGCTCCTCCCCCTCTTGCCTCCCTGGGCCGGGCCATAGGAGGGCTTATCCACCGGCTTACCGGAGGAAATGAGGGCGGTCACAGCGATAAAGTTGGCCGCTCCCTCGTACTCGGAGGTCATGCGGATGTCCGGGCCCTTGTCCCAGGCGTAGCCCATTGTCCTCCATGGTGTGCCGGAGCGCATTACCCCACCCACCTTGAGCAGCGGGCAGGCCGAGCCATCTGGGTTCCACATGCCGCCATTCAACACATAGTGGGCACCAGTCTCTGACTTGACCTGGGAAAGTGTCTTGCGGCAGTTGGTGACTCTCAGCTCAATCCGTTCTACGGACGAGAGCGGGACATATGTAATGATCTTACTCATTTAATTCACATCCTTTTATCCGGCGGTTTCGCCGTTGATTACTGTCTCACTTCCGGGGCAAGCAGCCCGGCCAGCTTCTGGTACTCCTCCGGGGTGAGCCGGTCGGCGGCGAGATAGACATCCATCTTGTCCTGTAGGCCGTCGGTGCGGCCCCGGTCAATGAGCAGCTTGCAGAGGTTGTATACGGTTGTCATGGCGTCTCCTTTCTCAGATGGTGGTAGCGGTCAGCTCCAGCATACACAGCCGCGCCTCGTGCTCGGCCAGCATGTCCAGCGTTACGTCCTCCGCCCTGGGCCCAGGCTCTGGTATCGCCGCCCGGTCGGCCTCAATTTCTTCCTCGGTGCGCTCTACTGCCTTGCCATCCTTCAGCTTGTACCGGGGGATGCCGTCCTCGGTGTAGATGGGCTGGGGGAAGTAGTTACCCTGGGCGTGGTGGTATTTGTCTCCGTAACCTCGTTCAATCTCCGTCCCCCAGTCCCCGATCACAAAGGCGGAGGAATTGACGGCGGTAATACGGCCTTGCTTATCCGTTTGGACATATACGATGTAGGGGGGATGAATTGTCAAATTGGGTGTACTCATCGAATATTACTCCTCATTTCTATCTACTTGACCAAATAGGGCAGACTCTGGCCTGCCAGTCACTACCCTGGCCTTTGTAGTGCTAAAGTTCGGCGGAGAGCGTGACCGGACCGCCCTGGATATCGTTCGAATGTAAAAACACAATAGAATTGGTACTCACAGCGTCCTGTAGCGTTATATTAACACGCACAGCAGTCGCACCAACACCCAGAGGAGCAACCGAAGCGACCAACCCATTATTGCCACCGCCGTAAAATGAGACAGCGCCGGAAACGGTTGGTATAGCACGCATCTGTACCGGCGTCCAAATCACCCCCTGTCCATAGTTGTCGGAGTCCAGATGTACAATCCCGATAAACCGCTGCTCTTCAGAGCGAAACTGCACAAAGTATCTCTGGCACTCTGCCAGCTCCCCGGCATAATCCGGCGTCTCAAAGAGCTTCCAATTACTCTCCTCGTCCTGGTAAGCGAGGGTTTGGGTGGAGCCAAGCTCCAGCTTAGATGCTTGCAGGAGTACGCTGTTGCCTGCCGAGACGATAACGCTACAAAAAAACCTGTCCGCCGTATTGTCATAATTAAACTGGACAAATCCAAACGGTTTGATAATGTTTATGATATTTGTCCACGCACTCGGTTTTTCCTCCGGGGCAGACATGGACATCGATAGCAAGTCTCCATCAACCAGTCCAGAGAGGCAAACTGTTTCTCCCAATAGACGGTCATTTGGAATGCCCAAAAATTGCATAAATTCCAGATTCCCTGTTGTAGCAGTTAAAGTGATTCCATCGCTGCCCAGGGTTGCAGTGCCTTCCCCACTCAGCTTCCATCTGTCTATGAATCCCCCTGAACCGGCATTGCTCGTCTCCACCCTCTGGTTAATGGGAAACTGCCCGCCGCCCTGCTGGGAGCCGCCACCCACGAAATACCAGTTGTCCAGCAGGTTCCGGTTCGGTCTTCCCCCGATGTTCCGCAGCGCCTTCTGCTTATTGCTCAGGTTGGAGAGGGTAAGGTCTGCCTTAATGCTTTGGAGCCTCTTTCCCATTTCTGCGCTAAGAGCATCAGACACACCGCCTGTGGTGAGATCGTTGATGACCGGGGCTTGTACACCCTGGGGGCCTTGGGGGCCCCGGATGTTGGCCCCTGCCACGGAGGGCATCCCCGCCTTGCTGGCTGTCCAGGTCAAGTTGCCGGAACCGTCCACGGCGGGCTGGTAGTAGCCGCCGTCCGCGCCTGCGGGGCCAGGCTCGCCATCCGCCCCGGCGGGACCGGGCGCTCCGTCTGCGCCGTCCTTGCCGTTGGATCCCGGCGTACCCTGGGGTCCCGCAGGTCCCGTCAGTTTCCCGGCGTCGAACTTGTCCTGGAAGGTGTCCCCATCGGTGAACGTCACCAGGTCTGCGGTGTAGTCCCCCTTGACGGGTCTCACCGCTCCTGTCCGGTTGTTGAAGGAGGTCACACCGCCGCCCGCCGCGTCCTGGGCCCGTGCAGACCAGTATTTGGCGTTGTTGGTGTCCTCCCCTTCCCGCATTCCGGTTCCGCCCACCGCCCAGCTCTCCGCCTCCGTGGCGGATGCCGCGGCGTTTTCCTCCGCCTGACCGATGGACGCGGCGCTGGCGGCAGCCGCTTCCGCGCTCTTCTCCGCCGCAGCAGCCTTTTGCCCGGCCAGCTCCGCGCTGGCCGCAGCCTCTCCGGCGGAATCACTTGCATTTCCAGCCGCCGCCTCTGCGCCGTTCTTGGCGCTGACTGCGGTTTCCTTCGCACTCACCGCCGTCTCCGAAGCCGTGACCGCGGAATCTCTCGCCGCCTCTGCGGCTGTCTTTGCGGATTCCGCCGCCGTCCGTGCAGTCTCCGCCTTGCCCTGGGCCATAACCGCAGCGTCTCTGGAGGCCGCCGCCCCCTCTGCGCTCTCGCCTGCCTGGGCCGCGCTTTCGGAAGCCTGGGATGCACTTCCCGCCGCCGCTGCCGCGCTCGCGCCGGCATCTTCCGCTTTTTGGGACGCCGTGGAGGCGCTGCCCGCTGCGGCCGATGCGCTTTCCTCTGCGGCATCCGCATCTCCGGCCGCCTGGGCCGCGGCCGCCTCTGCCGCCTTGCGCGCGACCTCTGCCGCTGTGGCCGAATCCGATACCGCCTTTTGAGCAGCTTCCGCTGCCTCCGCGCTTTTCGCCGCATCTTCTGCGCTGCCCGCCGCCGCCGCGGCGCTGTCCACGGCCTTCCCTGCTTCCTGCCGCGCCGTGGCGGCGCTCTCCTGGGCAGAAGCCGCCGATTCCTGCGCTTCGCTCTTTGCTGCCTCTGCGGCGTCTCTCGCGCTCTCCGCTCCCGTCTTCGCGGCTGCGGCATTCTGCGCATCCTGCGCCGCAGCCGCGGCGCTCTTTCCGGCGGCTGCCGCCTGCTCCGCCGCAGAGGCCGCGGCGGTTTCCGCACCCGTCCGGGCCGACTCGGCGGCTTCCTGCGCCGCTTCCGCACCCGCCTGTGCTGTTTCCGCCGCCTCCTTTGCGGCGGTAGCCTGTTCGAGCACCTCTGTGATGACCTCTCCCTGGAGTTCATTGATATCTATGAGTTCGATCCATTCGTCCGCGTCCTCATATTTCCATTCCAGCATCTTGGTGTCTTCGTTGTAGCGGAGCTGCACCTTGTCGCCCTTCAACGTCTCCAGCCACTCCGCCTCCGTGCCCTTGAATCCGTGCTTAACAGCGATTCCGTAGGCGGTGATATAGTAGCCGCGCCAGCGCTTTTCCTGTTCGTTACACTCCATAGTAGACCTCCCCGTGGGTGTCCGCCGGGCTGTAGGTCAGGGCGAACCACCGGATAAACTCGCCGAAAAAGGCGTTGAACATCTGCATCGTGTTCTGGTACTTTTCATACTCCCCGTTGGCGTAGTCCACACGGGCCTCCAGATAGGCCGGATAGAGCTTGTCGTGGGGCGGCTGCGCCAGGAGCTCCACGTCCTTGTCCTGCTCGTAGGAGTAGGTGATGACCTCCTCGCTGGCAAACAGAAGCACCTCCGTCTGCACCATTCCCTCCACCTCATTGAGCCACCGGGTCTTTTCTTCGTTGGAAAAGGCGTTCGGCTTGACCTCATCCACCACCTGTATCACCTGAGCTACGGTCATGCTATCCCTCCTATCTGAAAGCCGGGCGGCGGATTTGCCGCCGCCCGGCTTTTATTCTGTCAGCCGCTGATAAGCTGAGTGCCGCCGCTTACGCCGCCCACCGCGGCGAAGCGCCAATCGTTGAAGCCCGCGGTGAACCGGGCGCGGCCCTTCCACACGTTGGCGTCGTTGCCGGGGTCAATCTCACTGCGCACGTTGAGCTGCACGCGGTCAAACCACATCGCGCCGCCGTACTGCCCGTTGTACCGGCTGTCCAGCAGCACCCAGGGGGCCGTGTCGGCGGTAATGAACTGGTTGAGGTAGGGCCAGATGATCACCGACCACCGGCCGTACTGGTAGTTAAAGCCGTTGTTGGAGGTGGTGGGGTCCTTGTCCGCGCCGATGGCGGCGAACACGTCCTTCTTGAGCTTGTAGTTGTTGGGGATCAGGATGGTGTCGGGGGCCACATCCAGGATCTCGCCGTTGTCCCCCCGGAAGTCCTGCATGGCCGTCTCCATAGCGCCAAGGGCGTCGTTGGAGAAGGCATCCGCAAACTGGTTGGACTGGGTGCCCTTGTTGCGCTCCAGGGCGGAGGGGTGGGCCTTGTCGAACAGGGCCTTGCCGTCCGCGCCCTTGGCGTCAAAGGTGCGGCCGTGGAAGCTGACGGAGGTCTTGCCCGTGATGGCCGCGCCGTACAGGGCCGCGCCGAACTTCTCCCGGGTGCGGTAATACCCGGCGATAAACTGGGCGGGCCGCTTGCGCAGGTCCATCAGCTTTGCGTCCTCCACAATCTCCTGGGACATGGAGAAGGAGTCCTTCCAGGTCATGTGCTCCAGGGTCTTGTCGAAGCCCTCCTGCATGCTGTCCAGGGGATAGGTTCCGTTCTCGCCCACGGGCTGGAAGCCCTCCATGGCGGTCATGGTGCCCATCTTCTCGGCCCACTTGTTGGAGCTCTCCATATTGAACAGCTCCTTGAGCATGCTCTGCTGCTCGAACGCCTCGCCCCGCTTCTCAAGGAACATGCGGATCGGGGCCTGGGACTTGCCAAAAATGCTGTCCTGGAGGCCGGAGCCTTCAGTGAATGTAATACCTGCCATTTCGTCGTCGCGGACTTCACATCATTCGCTTTTCCGCAAGCGGGAAAGCTCACTCGTTTTGTCGCTCCTCCTCTCCGGTGCAAACCCACTTCGTTGGGCTTTGCCCCGGTTCAGGGTGCGGCTCGTCCGCTCTCTCTCCTTTCTGAATGATTTTGTTTTATCAGCCGCCGCTCTGCGTGATGTTCACCACGGCGGGGAACCGGACGCGCACCCGGTCGCCTGCGGCGGTGCCGTCCATGCCTACCACCTCGGCCACACCGTTCGTCTTGGTAGCGGTGACCTGTAGGCCGTCGGTGTGCAGCGTCACCTTGTCACCCAGCTTGATGGCCGTGGCGGCAGCCTGGAAGGTGGTCTCAAACATCATATCGGGCAGCACCCGCAGCACAGGGATGATGTCGCCCGCGGTGCACGCCTTGTCCATCTCAACCATGCTGATGTAGGTGGGGGTGGTGGTGCCGCTGGCAACCGCCAGATTGCCCCCTGTCTGTGTCAGGGCCATACCCACTTTAGGGGTGATGGCTCCTGCGGGCAGGTACTCGATGCCAGGGATTCTGCCCCCGTCTACCTGCTGAATCAAAAAAGCCATTTTATTGCTCCTTTCGGTTGTTCTTCATGTAGCTTTGATAGTGCTTCTGGATCTCCTCTTTGGTCGCGCCGGGATTCAGCACCCGGTACTCCTCAAGGACGCTGTCCGGGACGGGAATCGCCCCGCCGCCGCGGCTCTCGGTGGCTTTCAGGTGCTGCTTGCTCTGCACGGAGTTGATGGCCGCCTTCCGGCTGGCCTCCGCGGCCCGCTGGGTCAGCGTGTCATAGTTCGCCAAACGGTAGGCGTCCAGGATGGAGTAGCCCCGCTTGACCATGTCGTACAGCTTGGGATAGGTGTCCAGCTTCGCCAGATCGCCCAGCTCCTTGACCGTGGGGTCGATGGCCTGAATCTGCCGGAGCTGCTCGTCCACCCGCGCCTTTGCCTCCTGCTCTCTGGCCTGCCTTGCGGCGGCCTCCGCCTCGGCTTTGGCCTGCCGGGCCGCCCGCACCTCCGGAAGCCCCTGTACAAACGCCTGGAACTCCTCCTGGGTGATGCCCGCCTTCTCCATGAGCTTGGCCTTCTGGTCGGCCTCGAATCGCTCCCGGTATGCCTCATACTCCGCTCTGGTGGTGATGGGCTGGCCGGTGTACGGATTCATCAGCCCCGAGGTTTTGAAAAATTCGTCCACCTGCTTCTGGGCGTCCTCTTTGGCCCGGGCGATGGCGGCGTCCCGCTCCGCCTCCGCCTTGCGGCGGGCGGCGGCAAACTGTGCGTCGCGGTCGGTTTTGGGTTCCTGCTCCGGCACCTCCGTCTGAGGCTGTTCGCACTCTTCCGTTTCCTCTACGGCAGGGGCGGCGGCCTCCTGCTCTTCTTCGCCTTGTGCGGCGGCCGTAGTTGTGCCGGTCTCCTCCGACGGGGCGGCGATCTCCGTCTCTTCTGCGCCTGTAGTGGTCTCCGGTACTTCTACGTCAAATACCGCGCCGTAGTCGATTTCCATGTATAGTCTCCTTTCGCCATATTACTTTCCCGTTCTCAGGTCGTTGCCCTTCTTAACGGTGCCGTTCCCCTTCTTGCCTGTGGCAGGGTTGGGGGCGGTGACCTTCTGAACACCGCTGTGGCTGACCTTGCCGATATATCCGTTCGCCATACTACACGCCCTCCTTTCCTCTGGATTTGCCATTTCTGCGCTGTTGGCGTGCGCTCGTATGTTTCATAATGCCCTCTGCTGGGATTGGGCGGTGGCAGATGCCTGTGCATCCCTGGCCGCGTCCTCCCGCGCTCTGGATACGGTGTCCTGCACCGCCTGCATCTGCATTTGCTGTTGCTGCATTGCCATCTGCTGCTGCATCATGGCCTGCTGCTGTTGGTACTCCTGCTCCAGATAGGTCTTGGTGTCGCCCGCGCCCGGATAGTGCAGCAGCTCCATCTTCGTCCAAAAAAGGATCAGGGTCTTGAGGTTGGTCGGGTCGCCGAACGCCCCGGTCTGGAGGTTCATCCGCGTCTCCTGCCACATGGCCTCCCGGTTGTTGGCAAGGGGGGCGGATGTGTCGCAGGAAAAGAGGAAATCGTCAATCCACCGCCACTCCCCCGTCTCGTCCTGCTCCAGGAAGTCGTAGCGGTTGAACTGCCGGTACTCGGCCCGGCCCTCGATGTCGTGGGAGACCACAGGCCGCGGCTCGTCGGCGTAGGCCAGCTTAAACTTGAACATGGCCTCAAAGAGCGCCGCGTAGGCCGCGTTCTTCATGACCCGTTTTGACTCCAGCCGTCCGGCGGCCTGGGCGGCGGAGAACTCCTTGGCCGTCCCGCTGGTGGCCGTGGAATCCTTGCGGCCCTGGAAGGAATCGGTGATGCCGATGACCTGCCGCGCCTCCTCGTAGACCTGGCTCAGATAGGCCATGTCCTGCTCGATGTCGCCCTGGAGGTCGTACACGTCCAGATAGGACTTGTCCGCCGGGCTGGAGAGATAGATCTTCTTCATGTCCTCCTCGTCGTAGCGGATCTTGGCGTCGTTGGGGAGGCTTATGTAGCTGCCCGACTTGGTGAGCTTGTCGATGATCTTGGCCTCGATGCGGTTGGTGGTGTTCTGCTGATCGGAGATTTTGTCCAGATCGCTGTCCCCCAAGAACCTGCCGTACACGCTCACATTCTTTTGGAGGATGACCGGGTAGATGTCCGGCTTGTAGAAGGGAATCCGAGTCGGCTCCTGCACCACCGCCACCGCGGGCAGGCCCAGCTCGTCCACTGTATCGGTGACAACTTCCACCGGCCGCGCCCCCGGAATCTCGGTGCCGTCGCTGCGGGGTATGGGGACATAGACCTCCTCATACTCCTCCTTGGCCTCCTCCCACTTGTCGCCGCCGCAGTAGGGGCAGACCCTCCGCTTGCCCCTCAGACCGGTGGACGTGCCGTCCGGCCCCGCGCCCGCCCCGTCTGGAGTCATGCCGGGCAGCAGCCCCTTGTCCGCCGGGGCCTCCACTGGTTCGGCCTCCAGGGGCTCCACCGCGCCGCACCGGGCGCACCGGCGCAGCCGCCTGGCCTGGTAGTCCTCCAAGTCCTCCAGCGCCGTGTCGTTCACCCAGGAAAACAGGCCAATCCCCCCGTCCGGGTTGCGGTAGTAGGCCACATACTGGGTCACCATATCGTCGGCCGTGCCCTCTCCGCTGCCGCCCTTGACGTCGGGTTCCTCCTCTGCCTCCTCAGACACGTCCACGCCGTAGGTACGCTTGATGTACCCCTTGGTCTGGGGAATTTTGAGAATGATGTAGTCCATATCCTCCACGCCGGTGTAAACCCCGTCCTGGGGAATGATCTGCTTTGGGTGGAGGGTGGAGACGGCCAGCTCTCCCACGGTGGCGCTGCCCGCCTTGCTGTTGTCCCACTCCACCAGGAAGGCCCCTCCGCCCTGGATGGGGATGGTGCGCTCCATGATGTCATTCATGGCCTCAAAGGGCAGCCGGTCGAGCTCGTTGCGCAGCATGTCCTCGATGAGCTTGGCCCGCCACTCGTCCTCCCTGCGCCGGGGCGTGACCTTGGGCTGGGGGATGTTGCTGTCCACCTGGCTCTCCACCAGCTCGGCGCACAGGTTGCGCACGTGGGGGGTCTCCCTCTTGCGGGCGGTGCAAACGATGGGCCGGATGCGGTTGCAGCCCTGGTAGAGCTCCTCCCGCCCGTCCATTTTGGACAGTTCCGGCTCATACGCCGCGTTGGCCCTCCTGAGCCTGTCCTGCCAAAGCCGCAGCCGGTCTTTGTCTCTCTTTTTCATTGCTTGGGTTCCCCCCACTTCTTAATCAGGTATTCCCGCTCCTCCGGGCTTGCGTTGTTGTAGTCCTCCCACATGGAGTCGTCCCACACCGCGCCGCCCGCCTCCTTGGCGGCCTCCACGGTGTATCTCTGCTGCGGGCGGATGTGGTGGGCAATCGCCAGGGCCATAACGCAGTCGTCGTGCTTCCCCTCCTGGGCCTCGGCTCTCCCGGCCTCGTTCCGGACAAAGGTCAGCATCTCGCCCAGTGTCTCGTGATCCTGAATGAGCTCCAGCCGTTGCGCGGCCAACTCCACCAGCTCGCTGATGATGAGCGGCCGGGAAATGCGATCCGTGCGGAAGCCGTAGGACTGCCGTGGCTTGTTGGTATAGTTGTCCAGGGTCTCCCGGACGTACAGGTTACGGTAGCCCAGCCGCTCCAGCTCCGTATTGGGGAACGTGGAAAAGTTGGCCTCCACCCCCAGCAGAGCATCATGGTAGTACCTGCCCAGGCAATAGAGCTGCCGCACGAACTCGCCCTCGCCGCTCTCCTGCCGCAGAACGGCAACCTGCCTCCCCGTGGCATTGTCTAGTACCTGGCCCACGAAAAAGTCGGAGCCCTCCCCAGCGGTGTCCGCGCCAATAACATAGGGGTGACCGTCCTCCGGCTCCTGGTAGATGATGATCTCTCCGTCCCAGGCGTCGACCCACCGAATGTTGTTGATGGTACTTCCGTCGTAGTCATAGACGAACCGTCCCACGCTCCGTTCCAGGTTCCGCACCTGCTGCCGTCGCAGAATGAGTGCGGCCTGGTCGAAGATGCAGCGCCCGCTCGCCACAAACGCCTCGTCTGGGCTGGCCGGGTACTCCTGCCGGAACAAATCCAGGTCACCGCCGCAGTTGTTTCGGATGCACCAGCGCCTCCAGACGAGTTGCTCGTCGTCCAGGTGGTAAGTCGCCTTGATTGCCTCCTCCTCCTCCGTTGGCTGGAAATCGGCCGGCACAGGCCGCCGGTACTCCGGCATCTCCCACCAGGCGAAGAAGATGGGCATAAATCCGTCCCGCTCACCCCTGCCCCACGCATCCACGGCATCATCCCAAAGGTCTTTGAACTCGTCGTAACCGTTGGCCGTGCTCTCTATCACGACCATTGTGTCCGGCTGATCCGGAACGGACTGCATAATGCCTGCATAAGTGATTAGTTTTCGGCCCGGCCAGAAGGCGAACTCGGACAGGTGGACGTTGCGGACTGTAAATGACCGTCCAACGCCCCTGCCGCCTGCCGTGGCGCACCGTATTCGGCTTCGCAGGCCCGGTTCACGCTTCTTTCGGTCGGGGTTTGTGGTGGGGTTCTCCAGCACTAGCTCCTGGGCGTTACTTGCCTTTTTGAGGGGCTGTATCGGCCTGGGCAGCTCCTCGTAAAAGAGTCGATACATGGCAAACAGGTTTGCCGTTGCATCCTCTTGGTGGGCCACCACCAGGCTTTCCACTAGCTCCCGCGTGGCTGTCCGGTGGAAGATGAGGCCGCCCGTAACAGTAGAAAATCCCATTTGCCGAGCCTTGAGAATGATAATGCGGATCGGCCTCCCGGCTTTTGCCTGCGCCGCTATGGCCCTATACAGTTTTTGCTGCGGTGGGTTAAATTGCAGAGGTACTAGCCGCCCGGACTTGGTGCGGATCATGAGATAGTGCTGGATATAATAGCCCGCATTGCGTAGGTTTACCTTACTCATGCCTCCGCCCTCTCTCAGTACTCATAATTGCCGCCGTCCTTGTTCCCCTGCTCTCGCAGATACGCCTCTATAGTTTGCGTCGCAGCCTCCGTCTGTCCTTCCGGCTTATCACGCCACTTATCCGGCCGTCGGTTCTTTAGCCAGAAAATCTGTGCTGTGGTGTCCGGTGGCACAGTCTTTGTCGTCTGGATGACCTTCCGGCCGTCCTTTTCGCTGATCTCCACCCGCTCCTCCATGTACTCATAGCCCAAGGCCCGTTTCAGGAGCGCGTTTTCCACCTGGATATCCACGATCTCCTTGCCCTTTTTTAGGGCCTCGGAAATCTCGGGATGCTTATTCTTCCAGTCGTACAAGGTTGCGGGGTTTATTCCCATTTTTTCGGCAAGCTGCTCGTCTGTCAGCCCATCCCGGGCCCAGCCCTCCAGCAGCAGGAGCCCGTCCGGCTCCAGCCACCGCTGATATTTGCCTTTTGCCACAACGGGCTCACCACCTCTCGCCTAAGTAGAGTCTTCCGATTCTCCTCCGTCTCCCCCAACGCGCTCTCTCTTTTTCTTTCTTTTCTGGAGGATAAGGGGTAAGAGCTGTCTCTTATACACATCTGACGCTGCC